TCGCCTGACATTTGTGGCGTTGGTAAAGGTGTTACAGCATTTGGGCTTCTCATTCGCACAATCCCACCAGGTCTTGAGGAAAGTAAATCATCTAACTCAACTTGTCCTGCTAATACAGCGTATCTTGCGTTATTAGTTAGATACATATTGTCTAATATGTTTCTTACAATGGTTGATTTAATTAATTGTATGTCTTTAACCGTATCAGCCACGGACATGCCGTGAAACTTGTGGGGAATCGGTAGTGGGCAGATGGTTGAAAAAGGTATCGAGTCTATTTCAACATTGTCGAGTATTGTATGCCCACCGAGAGTAATCTTTCTTAGCTCGGCTATGCCGTCATTGTTATAATCTATGTAACTATAGCACTCATCAATCCAAACCTTCCTAGAAGGACCTTTGCCTTCGTCTGCTGGGGTAGAATCTTCGTCATAAGAGTACCTTGCTTGTCTTTCTTCGTTATATTCTGCGTTGTTCTGTGTATAAGTGGGTATATCGTCTAGTAAAGATTTAGGATATCCCTCTAAAATTAAGTCCGATACTGATTTTTTTACTCGATGACAAACGAATGAAGCGTTTTCTAAAGACGATGCACGTCTTGAAACTAAAAATTCTTCAGGAGGTACGGATATTACTTTAACTTGCCCATATTTTTTAGTGCATTTTACTTTTAAATCGTATGATGCTATCTCAGGACTAATCAATGTACCGAAATCGTCTGTTTGAGCTTTCTCCTGTATGTTTTTACTAAGCTCAATTATCTCCATTTCATCATTTGCTAATACAGATTGGTATTCAACCTCGGTTAAATTCTCATAAGTATCTGTTTTAATCTCTTCTCGTTCTTCCCAAAAGTGTTTGATGATACCTGTCTTAGATATCAACGCATCTTTAAAGGCATCGTATAAAACTTTAAAGCCATTGTTCTGTTTGTTAAAAACATAATTGACATAGTCGGTAGCTTGTTGTGCCATCTCTACATCTTCAGGACCTTGTGGTTCAAACTCAGCAATATTGTTATGCGTTGTAAAGATTCGCATTAATGACGGCATAATATATTCAATAGTATCTCTTACATCCGTTGTAACAATCTCAGAACGACCATCAATTTCATTACCAAACTTTTCGCCTAGGTAATACTCCATGTTCTCTTCTCTTTGAGCAGATAGTTCTGTATTGAAGTTTCCTGTGGAAGATTCTATTTCATTATTAAGATGAGCTACTAACTCATCTTCTGTCATTTTTGTAGCCATTTATCTGCTTTTTCTTTGTAAGTTAGATTTCCTTTGACCTGCTTTCATTCTGCGTTGATACTCTGTCATTGCTTTTGTGCTAGGTCTTTTTTTTGCTTTAGGGTTTAAGTTTTTAGTAGCCTTAGCTGCACCACCTCCAACTTTTTTTAGTTTGTCGGTTGCTGCTTTTCTAGTCGAAGCCTTCATAAGTTTCGAATAAGCTGACTTAGAAGCTGTCTTTTTAAGTTTGTTAGCACCTTTTTTTACATTAGCTGTGCCACCTGTCTTTTTTAATTTATCTCTTGCTGATTTACTGCCATACATCATAATGTTGTCTCCTTACACGATAGCTACATCAGGAGCTAGTGTTCCTTTAGATTGCCAACGTGAGCCTTTAGTTGTTGAATGTCTTAGACTCATGGTAGCGTACCTTGTCGCTGACATTAAGTCATCTTTTAATTTGACCAGCTTTCCATCTTTACGATGATACATTCGATACTCCTCAAACCAGTCATAAAGGGTATTGAATACTTTAAATCTTCCGTGTTCCATTCTATCTAACATCTCCATCAATCCTGCTTCAACGGAGTTGCCCCCTCTTTTTTCTCCAATCGCTGGAGGGTTTTCAAAATGAAACGGTAACATATTGACGTAGTTATCACGGTATTGTTCTGCAAGAGTAACGCCTGAGCCTTTGTCGTGTTGGTATCCATCGTGTGGAAATACAACAGGAATCCAGTCTGACCCTTCTCTTTCATTGATATGTGTTGCGTGATAAGACGGTATTTGTTTAGCCATTCGGTAACAATCGTAAACATAAACAACGTCTTCATCTCTATCCCAGGCTATCCATACCACAGCCGTTGGATGGTCATAGCCAAAATCTATCGCTGCAATCCGAGTGTAATGTGGTGGGATGGTGAATGGATTACAGCTTAATACGTCTTCTTGAATTGGGAATACCAATCCACTTCCTATCATCGGAATCCCTTTAGACCTCATTTCCCTTTCATGGGGTGGTAAAGCCTGTAAGATTTGTTCTTTCATGTTATCGGTTAGATGGTCTGCATCTTCCCAACCAGCCGTTATGAGAGCCTGTGAGGGCTTCAAATCGGAGGTAAAGTTCTGCACCACCTCTGTCATCCCTGACTCAGGGGTGAACGTCATGTAGACCTGTCCTTGTCTATCTAGTGTTCTTGTAATACATTGTGAGTAGATATCTTGGGGTGGTTCTTCATCGAGCCATATCAAATCCATGGACTCCCCCATAAATTTTTCAGCACCCATTTCATAGGCTTTGAAAGCTACCCTCGACCACCCACCTGAAATATGCTTTACGAGTACGGATGAATGAGCATTTGGCACACCAGGTTTCCGAGTGGTCTCACCAATAAGGTGTTTAGGGATTGAGCCTTTACCTCTATCTCTAGGGTTATCAGGTTGTCCGAATAATTCTTTTTGACAGATATCTCTTGTGGTTTCATTACTTGCACCACACACCCAAGCCTTAATAGGTTCTTCAAACCGTCTGCCTTTCCACCAATCAGGATAACTCCCTGTTAGATGTATAGCCATCTCCATAGCACCAACATAGGACTTCCCTACCCTATTGGCAGCCATTAACAATCGTTGGTTAGCATCTTTGCTGGTGAAGTGAAATCTCTTTTGAAACTCGTAAGGCTGATAGTATTTTAATTTATCTTCCTCCGACCTCTTGGTTAAGGTAGAGATTATCTCATTCATTCTTTCGTTATCTTTATTCATAGTGAGAGAGACATAGTAATCCACTTCTAAGTATATGATTTTTAAAAACATGTTGTCAATAGTTATATCAATACGGTGCTATTAGGCGATTAGTTTTAGTATTATGTTTTACTAGATTGAATTAGCTACCAATGAGTGGAATAGAGATATATATACGGACGCCTAGGCTACAGGGGGTCATGGGGTCTGCTAGAATGTTCGTATAATATCGTATGAATATTGTACAGTAAAATAATTCTAGCGTGAGGGTGTGCATAGGGGAACGTCTATCTAGCCATCTATTAGTACATCATAATATTAATATATAACTAAAAATATATGGATGTATTTCTATATATAATATATGACAATTAGCCACTGGATGACGTGCAAAAAATAAAAATATAACCCTGTCTAAATATCATACAATCGTACAAAATTTGTACAATCTTAATCTTTGTTTTACTATCAATTAGAGCCTTGTATAGGGTATTTGATTATCTGATACCCTATATCATTATCTGAATAAAAAGCTGTTTTTGGGCTAAATTAGGCGTATATCGTGTTTTACTTATATAGTTGTAAGTGATTGATTTTAAAGGATATTTTTTTTTGTGATTTTGATATAAATTGTACGTTTTTTGTACAGTAAAAAATAAATATAAACTAATTGTATGTTCTGCTTGACACTCCTGAAAATAGGAGTATAGTGGAACATATAGTTTGGTGATATTACAAACTTTAAGCATATAAATATCAGGTGCGTACCACGGCATATGTACAGCGAGTACAAAAGCGAATGACCGAGAAGAGCCTATTAATCAGATAATAGGGTAAGCAGGTACAAGGGAATATTAGCAAGGTTTTACGACCCCCTTAGAGATAGAAAGCAAATCACACCACAGCCACAGGGGACTATATCAACGGTTCTGCATTTAGTGAATTATGTACTACTTGGCGTTTGGAATAAGCAAGTTTTTATATATTTTTATATCCATAAATGCAGGGTATGAACGGTTTTAAAATTGGACTATGAATCCAGCGTAAAGCGTGGACAGGTTATCCGTTTTAATTCCGTTTGTACCCTGTTAAATCCTATATATTTGCAGGTTTTAATCTGTAAATACATAGCATTTAAGCTATGAAAATCAATAACTTATGGAGATATAAAATGATTAAATATATAGCACATTCTAAAAAATGGAGAGACAAACCAAACGGAAATACATATTTTAGTGTCCAAATAACAGACATTAAAACTGGTGAAGTTTCAAAGGTTGAGTTTCAATATGGAGGTGGAGACCATTTCAAATCTACTTCATTAAATGAATTATGCAAAAAAGACAAGGCGTCAAAGTTTAGTCTTTATCATGATTATATTTATTGGATAGATGAAAAAAATTGTAATAAAAAAGATGTTTTAAATTGGGGAGAATAATAACTATACAAATGCAGGGTGCTAGTCATCCTGCAATTGCATAGTATTTATACTATGAAAATCAATAACTTATGGAGATATATTATGAAAA